AGATGATGCGGTTACAGATGCAGAAGCCGCGCTCAACAATGCAAAGGCCGCCGTCAAGGAAACCCGCGCCGCCATTGAACAGTGCAACAAAGATCTGAAAACTGCAAAATCCCTGTGGACGGCAGCGGGCAAATCGCTGGATGATTTCAGCAAAAAGTGCGATTCTGCCAGTAAGATCATGAACACCGTGGGCAGAACGCTCACGACTACCATGACCACGCCCATCGTTGCGTTGGGTACGGCGGCGGTTAAAGCATCCATCTCCTACGAATCCGCATTCACATCTGTCCGCAAGACGGTTGATGCAACGGAGGAAGAATTCGCCGAGCTGTCGGACGGCATCAAGGGAATGTCTACCGTTGTGGCTTCTTCTGCGGATGATATTGCGGAGGTTGTGGCCATCGCCGGTCAGCTGGGCATCGGGAATGATTACCTTCTCGACTTCGCCCGCACCATGATCGACCTCGGCAATTCCACAGACATTGTTGCCGATCAGGCTGCATCCACATTGGCGAAGTTCGCCAACATCATGAACATGGATCAATCCCTGTTCGGAAACCTCGGTGCGACGCTGGTTGATCTCGGCAATAATTACGCCACCACAGAATCGGCGATCATGGAAATGTCCCTGCGTCTGGCTGCAGCCGGTAAGCAGGTCGGCCTTTCCGAAGCGCAGATTCTCGGCTTCGCCACCGCGCTTTCGTCTGTAGGCATTGAGGCACAGATGGGCGGCTCCGCATTCTCCAAGGCGCTTGTCAAGATGGAGGTTGCTGCGGAGACCGGCGGCGAGGCGCTGGAGGATTTCGCCAAGGTGTCCGGCATGACCGCCGAGGAGTTCAAGGCCCTGTGGGATGCTGATCCTGCGGGCGCTTTTCAGGCGTTCATCGAGGGCCTTGCTCAAATGGATGACGAGGGCATGAGCGCTATCGCTACCTTGCAGGAGATCGGCATCATTGAAGTGCGTCTGCGCGATACGTTGCTCCGCGCCGTCAACGCCAATGAACTGTTCACGGAAACACAGATTACCGCCAATGAAGCGTGGGAAGAGAATACCGCGCTGACCACCGAGGCGGGCAAGCGTTATGCCACCACCGCCAGCCGACTGACCAACCTGAAGAACAAGGCTGTGCTGTTCGGATAGACTCTCGGTGATGACCTGAATCCTACCATCGACAACCTGATTGATGGCGCGAATGAGCTGCTGGACAAGTTTCTGGATATGGACGAAGCCCAGCGCATGCAGATCATCAAGTTCGCCGCCATCGCTGCTGCCACCGGCCCGGTTCTGTTGGGCTTTGGCAAGATATCCAAAGGCATCGGCACGATCAGCTCCGGCATTGGCAAGTTTGCCACCGCTGTGGGCAAGGCCGGAGGCGGCTTTAAGGGCTTCATGTCCGTTTTGGGCAAGTCCCCGGCTGTATGGCTTGCCATCGCCGCCGCTGCCGTAACTGCTACCATCGCTATCTATGATTATGCCTCCGGCGCGAAACAGGCCCGCGAGGCGTTGGAGGGCATGGCTGAAACCGCTGAGAAGTGGAAGAACACCGCCGCCGATACCTTCTATGGCAAGGGCGGTCTGTCTTTCTTCAGCATGTCCAAGGATGACTTTACCCGCGAGGTTCAGTCCGCAGAGGAATGGAAAAACGGGCTGATCGCTGTCTGGACGGATGGGCAGAAGGAAACGGATGAAATCGTCAGCACATGGACGGATTCGTTCAAGGCGCTTACCGCAGCTACCCGGACAGAACTTGAACAGATGCGCACCGATGCGCAGAACGCCGGTTATACAGACGTCGCCGATCAGCTCACCGCCGACATCGAAACGCTGGATTCTCTGGATGCTGAGATCGAAGCGCTTCTGCGAAAGCGCCAGAATGGATATTTCTCCGAAGCCGATCAGATCAGGCTTCAGGAGCTGATCGACACGCGCGAGGCCATTGAGGTGAAGTACCATCTTTCCCCGGCTGATGTGGATGGCTTCGATACCATCCGGCAGAAGCTGGAGGCCGAGGTCGCCCGCGCCCATGCCCGTGGGCAGGATGACGCAGACGTGACCGTGTACGAAAATGCAATGGTTGCCGCTGCCGAGGGCCTTGCCGCCGTCAATGCAGAGATTGATGCGCAGTATGACAAGGAATACGAACTCATTCAGCTGATCGAGGACAGCACCGAGCGTCAGGCCGCGATGGATGATCTGAATGCGCGTTACAATGAGAGCCGCAGAAATGCAGCTTTGGAATACGCTGCGCTGATGGCAGACATCGTAATGCCTGTATGGGAGCAGTCCGACATCCAGCAAGCAGCGACGGATGTGGAAATTCTGACGCAGAAGCTGCGCGAATACAGCGCCGCCGCCCCGGATGAAAAGCCCGCGCTGCTGGAAGAAATCAATGCGCTGACCGCTGGCATGGATGAAACTGCGCTGACGGAGTATGTTGCCGTACTCATGCAGATCCAATCCCTGCTAGACAGCGGCATGACAGAAGCTGAAGTACAGGCGATGTTCCCGGAGATCGACTTCTCCACGGCCCTTGAACAGATCGCAGCTATTCAGGCGTTCCTCAATAATCATGACTCCGAACTTCCGGGGCTTGCTTCGATGTTCGGGGAGGCGTTGCCGGAGGAAGTCCTGACCATCGCCACCGATCTGGACATGACCGGCGCACAGGCCCGCTGGGATGAATTCGCTGCCAACCCCGGTGCAATCACCACCGATGCTGTCATTGCGCAGTATACGGAAGATCAGAACACGATCAAGCTTCAGCCTACGGTGGACGCTTTCATTGCGAAGTACACCGAAATCCCAGAAGGTGCCAGCACAGCAGAGCTAACCCCGACCGGTCTTGTGGCGTATGTGACTACCTTTGCCGAAGCCACAACCGGCGCGGATGTTTCCGGGCTTACACCGGAGAACGTCACGGCGATAGTCAGTGCGTATGAAGAGCTGGCCGCTGGCGCTGACATTTCTGCGCTCAACCCGGACGAGATCACTGCCTATATCACCAGCTATCTGGAGGCAGAGGGCGTGGACATGACCGGGCTGACCCCGGAAGGCATCACTGCTTTCGTCCTCGCCTATGAGGAAGTAGAGGGCGGCGCTCTGACCACCATGCTCACACCTCAGAACGTGGTGGCTATGGTTGGCAAGTATCTGGAGGCGGAAGGCGTGGATGTTTCCCAGCTTTCGCCCGGACAGATTGAGGCCATTGTCACTGCATTTGCGGAGGCCACTGGCTGTGATAAGTCCCAGCTGATGCAGGACTTCACTGCCTATATCGCTGCCTATGATGATACGAATGCTATCAAGCCGACGCTGTCCATCACCGTGGGCATTACCGGCTATGACCTGATCGCCTACAGGAATTTCGTTGACAACAACCCTGTGGAGGTAGCGGGCATTGTACGGCTGGGCGACATCTACGAGAACCCTGCCGACGCTCTTGAAAACCCGAATGTAACCGTTTGGCAGAATGGCGTGGAGATACCTGTATCGGGTGTTCCCGAAGAACTGCTGACAGCAGATAAGCTGGCCGTTCTTGCTGAAGATGGTACGGTTCACGTTTTCATTACGCCTGAACTCTCCGGCAGCGAGGATGCCATCTCGGATGCAAGGGAATCGCTGGGCACTGCGTACACCTACGGCGACAGCATCTTCGGAAAGGTTGAAGTCTCCGAAGACAGCCCCTTCCGGTTTCTCGCTATTGACACATTCACCCTGATCAAGCAGCAGACGCTTGCGCTGAAGGGTATGATCGAAAACGACAACACCTTCGGTGATCTGTGGGGCCTGTTGGATGGTTTGCAGATTCATTCTATTGAAAGCAGACTGGAGGCAGACTTTGATCCCACCCGCATCGGCGAAATCTCTGCCTATGTAGGTGAGCTCGTCACCGCCATCCAGAATGGTGAAGAGGTATCCGAGGAAGATCTGGCCAACCTACAGGCCATTGTGGATTTTCTGTCCGCATTGCAGTTGACGGATACCGGCGAGAACATCCGCGCTGGTATTGCGGAAGGCATGACGGCAGCTGGCTGGGATACGGATGCAGAAACCGTCGCCGCCAATCTGGAAACAGCACTGAACACTGCGCTGGGCATTGAAAGCCCTTCGACCCGCGTGAAACCCGTGGGCGAATATGTGTCGGCTGGTGTGGGTGTCGGCATGACAGGTTACGATTTTACCTCGGATGCCAGCACCATAGCAGCCAACGTGGAGAGCGCCGTCAAGGGCAGCCTTACTGCGACCACCCTGCGCTCTGCGGGCGTGAATGCAATGGCTGGCCTACGTGCCGGTATCATTGCCGGTCGCTCCGGCGTAATCAGCGAAATGCGCTCTGCTGCCCGCGCAGCCGTGAATGCCGCAAAGGCCGAGCTGAAAATCCACAGTCCCTCTGAGGTTTTCGAGGATGAAGTCGGCGTTATGACGATGCGCGGTTTCGGACTCGGTGTGGAAAAAGAAGCAAAGGAACAGGCCCGCATCATCCGCAACGCATCCCGGTACCTCACCGGCGAGGCCCGCGATGGATCAATTGTCTCAAACAGCACTGACAACCGGCGCACCTACAATCAGAATGTCACTTCGACCATTCAGGTGCAGCAGCTGGTGGTGCGCGATGAGCAGGACATCAAATCGCTGGCCGTGGAGATCGCAACGCTCACTCGCCGCCAGCAGCGTGGGCGCGGTCTGCGGCTGGCCTGATGTTCACAACTGAAAATCCCCGCCAATACGTACACAAACAGTACGCACGGCGGGGATATATCATATATACCCATCTGAATCATGCTTGAAACACTTTTTGAAAGAATTTTCTAAAAAAATTTTGGAGGTGATCTTTCTGAATAACTGGTTCAAATGGAACGGCGAAAGCTGCCTTAACTACGGCATCACCGTGACCGAGCTGCCGCCGCCCACCATACCGGCAGAGCGCGTCACCCACACAAATGTCCCCGGCAGGGCAGGCAGCCTGACTATTTTGGAAGGTGATTATGTGTATGACGATGTTGTCCTTTCCTGCACATGCGTCATATCCGACCTATCCAAAATTCCTGCCATCGCCGGTTGGCTCAGAGGCTCCGGCACAGTCACCTTTGCAGACCGCGAGGGTGGCTTTTATTATGCGACCATCGCCAATCAGATCCCGTTTGAGAAGATTCTCCGGGGCAATCCCCACAGGATGTTCACCATCAATTTCCGCTGTAAGCCATTTTGGTATGAGGAATCGCC